ACAAATAGAACAAATTTTTACTCCAGAACAAATAGAACAAATTTTTACTCCAGAACAAATAGAACAAATTTTTACTCCAGAACAAATAAAAAAAATTTTTACTAGAAAACAAATAAAAGAAATATATGAAAAGGTTGGTGCCAAACGAAAAATAGGAGGAAAAAGAACGAAAGCCAAATCGAGAAAAAATAAATCCAAATCAAAAAGAACCAAAGCCAAATCGAGAAAAAACAAAGCCAAAAAGAAAACGCTTCGTAGAAGAAAAAATTGAATTACTTTTTTATATGTATATTATCAATATCCAAACCAACCAAAAACGATTTAAAATTATCTTCCTTTTTATTACAACGTAATCCAAGAGAAAATGCAACAATACGCAGAACAACCATTGTCTTCCTTGAAACAAATCATTGTATCTGAAAAATATATATTACCTTACTATTATGAACATATGAATAAAACCATCAAAAACCCAAATCAACCAGAAACAAATGAAACCAATACCAAAGAACAAAATCATTTTATGGATTCTTTATTAGAATTCGCGGAAAGAGGTGAAATTACCAATGATTTCAAAGAACAATTTATAAATATGTATGACGATGAGAATGCCTATACCATTGTCGATATGAATCCAAATAAAAGTTTCTCCTATAAATTCAAATCATTCGTTCAACAATTATGGGCATCGGAACAATAAATAACAATACAAATAAAAATAAATAAAGAGAACCTAAAAGAAAATAAAAATATGAAAAGATATTATAAAACGATGAATATAATATCTTTTTTACTGGTTTCATTTACCGGTATTACATTTACGAGTATTACATTTACCAACGCATTTTTTTGGAATATTCCACTCGGTAACAGATTCAATATAAAATCAAGAGAAATCAAACAAAAAATCCCTTATAAATTACCTTACCACGACCAACAAATCATAAATAAAATCAATGGGTTTTATGGAATGATTGGCCCCGATATTAACATAACAACGGTAACAAATCTATATGATTTATTCATCGGTGATGGTAATATTCAAGGAATCTTTTTTAATCATGGAGAACTTACCTTTATCAAACATTTTATAAGAACGGATAAATTGGTTTATGAAGAAAAGAATGGTAGAATACCCGATAATCGTATGGTAAAAGCATTCTTCGCTCTATTAAGTAAAGTCCGTCTTTTACCAAATATTATGGGATTAGCCAATACTGCATTGATGGATATTAATAATAAGGTATATGCCTTATATGAACGTGATTCACCCTATTTGATAAACATCGATTTTCAAAAGAACGAGATTGACACTGTTCGAAAAGTAGATATCGATTCCGTTTCGCATTTTTCGGCCCATTCCAAATTCATAGATAATGTAGAAACCATCGATTATGATATTATGACCAATAGTGTGAATTATTTCGAATTGAACGAGAACCTTACGATAGCAAAAAGAGTCAATATAAAGATGCGTTATTTACCGGTCATTCACGATTTTTGGGTAACACCTAAAAAAATAGTACTCGTGGATTCCCCATTAAAAATCGATATAGAGAATTTATTTACCAAACCCGTTCCAGTAATCTTGGATAAAACACAGCAGACCAAAATACATATTATTAATAAAGAGGATTCCAAAATAGATACCTTTACCAGTAATGAGAGTTTTTATATATTTCATTATTCTGAATATAATGAAACTGAGAACTTTATCGATATCTATGCATCCTTATATGACGAATTGGATTTTTCACAATTGAATATCAGTGGTAAATATAGAATGATACATATAGATAAGGCATCAAAACAGGTGACCATTGAAAAATCGATAAAATTAGAAGAGCTGGATTTAGATTTTCCCAAAACATATCAAAACAAAGTCGTTTTCCGAAGTATAGAGAATCGCATTATCAATGGGTTTGTGATTTGTGATAAATTAAAAGTAGAAAAACAAATAAGTTTCGAAAACCGGTTTATTTGTGGAGAACAAGCCATAAAAATGATTGATAATATACCTTATTTAATTAGTTTTGCATTTAATACCCAAAACAATAATAAAAGTTATTTACTCGTTATCAATCTAGTCAATTATAAGATTATCGAAATACCCTTCGAAATACCATTGAGCATCGGATTTCATTCTATTTTTCTATCGAAATAAATAGTTATCATAATAATAAATATAGAATTTATAATCTATATGTATTATTGTTTTTGAGATGGATGAATTTTTAAATTTATTTCAATTTACGAGTTATCCTAATTTTCATACCCATTATTCACCTAAGATATATGAATTAGGATTGAAATTATACAATAGTCATTTGGAACCAAGCAAGAAAGAAGTGATATTATTAAAAACGATTTATTTATATCCCACGGATGCGGATTTATATTATAAAATGGCCTGTTTATTTAAAAACACCTATTATGAAAAACAACTAATGTGGCATAAAATGTGTTATAGTCAAAAACCACAACATTTTGAAAATTTATTCGATTTATGTAAATTATTATATGACCATAATGAATTCAAACAATTAACTGAATTAAATAAAGATAATTTATTTGATGAATTTGATTTACCATCAAAAAAAGAATTTTTACAATATTATATACATAGCCAACGTAATTCAAATAATATAAAAGATGTATTAAAATATTCAGTTCAAATCGAAAATGAAGAATCGACCATAGAGCCAACCACTATAGATAAACAACAAGAAAAAATCGATAATATGATTAATATTGTTTATAGTTATTATCTTCTTGGTAATATAAGAAAGGCCGTTGAAAATATGGAGAACGTCGTAGATTTATCACATAAATATAATTTACCAGATAAAGATAAATTAAAAATTCATCAATTACATATATCATTACTCGATTATGTATTTTATGATTCTGCTGATTATAATAAGAAATCGATAAAAATAAATAAATATATAAAAGATACTCCACTGTTTTCATTAAAACCATCATCGAATAAACCCAAAATACGCATTGGATATGTATCCTCTGATTTTTTACCTCACGCAGTAACTAATTTTATATTACCAATCATAAAACGTCATAATCGAAATAAATTTGAAATATTTTTATATAGCAATTCAGCAAATATGAGTCCGCATTATAATAATTTAAATGTATCCATCCATAATATAATGGATAAAGATGATAAACAAGCCGCCAACATAATAAATTCACACGGTATTGATATATTAATCGATTTGAATGGAAATACAGTTGGTAACCGTTTACCAATATTTGCATTACATCCAGCACCCATACAAATGACTTATTTGGGATATCCGAATACCACAGGCTTAAAGTCAATTCAATATCGTATAACTGACCAATATGCTGATAATATGGATTCCAAACAAAAATATTCTGAACAGTTATTAAAGGTAAATGGTTGTTTTTTATTATTTGAATCAATTCATCAACAACGGCCTTTTATGCCGAAAAAATTAGACGACACCATAATATTAGGCTCATTAAACAAAGAACCAAAAAATACAAAAATTGTATTAGATGCATGGAATAAAATATTAAATAAATGTCCGAATACGAAACTCATTATAAAACTCGATACTTTTGACAATTACGATGAGCGTCTAGTATATTATACGAAACAATTGAATGTATCTAAAGACCGATTGATTTTACATCCGAAATTGGATGATAATAGTTATATTGAATTATTTTCAAAAATAGATATATTATTAGATACATTTCCTTATTCCGGAACCACTACTAGTTGTAATGCACTATATAACTCAGTGCCTATTATTACGTTGTATAATAAAGATTATCACGCTACAAATGTTACCAGTTCTATTTTATTGAATTGTGGAATATATGATTTAATTAGTTATTCTCCAGATGATTATGTAATAAAAGCGGTAGAATTAATAAATCAACCGAAACGAATTAATGAATATAAGAAAACATTATATGCTAGGTTTATGAGTGTAATGAATCCATCGCTATTTATGAATTCATATGAACATTTATTGAGTGAAAAATATGATGAATATGCGAATAAAGACAATACGAATCATAATAAAAAGATTGATTATAATACAGCGTTTAGTGGTAAGATAGAAATCAATATCTAACGCGAAGGAAATGGAACATTTGAGCAACGATTACCTTTGATAAAAACGAGTTCTTCCGCCGTAAAAACCGTATTGATATGTTCTGGAAACATAATATCTCCCAAGAATTCGATATCATATTCTTCTATAGATTTATAAATAAAACGGAAATCGACATCTTTATATCTCGTCATTAAACAACCGATATTCCAACCATTTTCGATAATTTTTCTTGACATTCCGACTTCTTTATTTTCAATGGTTTTATCAAAACTTGCGGAATGATTTGTTTCAGAAAATATTTCACATTTGATTAGGTACTCGAGGGTTTCTAGATTCATACTGAATATATAAGATTGGATATGACTAAATAATATGGGTTGATTTTTTTGTGGTATATCAGGTCTCATATGGAAATGACAATTGATCGTACTACCAAATAATTTTACGGTATCGGAAAGACCATTTAAATAAATATCTGTCCATCGACCTTTGAAACCAGGTGGTAAATAAGGGCCAATCACGGATGAATTCACAAAAATAAATTTATCGAATCGTTTATATACTTCTTGATGTAATAATCCATCTGACCAAGCAGCAAAATCATAACCTTTATTTTCTCTATGCATAGTGGATACATAGGGTGGAACTTCGAATTTTAAATTGAGGTCATTACAAATGACTACAAAGGTGACTTCAGGGTCTTGAAAAATAGCATTTTTTATAAAATAATCAACACGATTATTATATTGATGAAATACATATAATACTAAGGTTCTCATTTATTATATTATATAAAAATCTTATATATTATTTTTTAAATAATAAAATAAAAAAACATTATAATACTCTTATAGTATGCTTCTTTCAATAATAATAGGTATTATATTATTGACTGTTTTTTGTATAGTTGTGGCGTTTCTAATACTTGAAGGAATAGATACATATAGAGAATAAAAATATAAAAAAATCGTATTATCATTATATATGACAAGAATCGTTACACATCTTACTGGTGGAGGATTGGGTAATCAATTATTCGCTATATTTACTACTATTGCCTATGCTATAAAGCATAATAGACAGTTTATATTTCCATATAAAGAAATATTGGAAAATTGTTATATACAATATTATCGTAAGACTTATTGGTTAAATTTATTAGACAGAATATTACATTGTACTACCTATTCAAATGATATTTATAGTAGTGAGTATTTACATTTATTACCCAGATATAATGAACCTGACTATACATATACAGAAATACCAGATATAATGAATGAACACCTAGCATTTACAGGTTGCTACCAAAGTTATAAATATTTCGAACATCAGTATAATTTTATTGCTGGTATGATTGGTCTTCCAATGAAATTACAAGGTATCAGAAGAGAATTTCCCGAATATTTTCCTGAAAATAGACATATCGTAAGTATGCATTTTCGGTTGGGTGATTATAAATTAAAACCGAAACAACATCCTATATTAACATTTGAATATTATGATTTAGCTATTTGTGAAATTTTGAATCGTCGTGGAATAGAAAATCCTTTGATTATCGTGTGTTGTGAAGCAGAAGATAATGAATATGTAACAACAGTCGTAAATAAATTAAAAGAAAAATATAAAGAAATTAACTTTATGAAAATAAAAGATGATATTGAAGATTGGAAACAATTATTAATAATGAGTTGTTGTCGTGATAATATTATTGCGAATAGTACATTTAGTTGGTGGGCGGCTTATTTTAATGAATATTTAGATAAAGTAGTAGTGACGCCGAATCGATGGAGTGGTGATGAAAATCACGATATTAGTGATTTAATTCCTGAAAATTGGATAAAAATTATATAAGGATATTATAGTAGAATGAATACAAATGATGCAGAAGGGGTTATTCCAAAGGGTGCTGTTAAAAATACAATTCATAAATTTAATAAAAACAAGATTCAAAGCAGCTCCAGTAATAATGATGGTAATCAAAATGTTCCAATAACGCATCCCATTAAGCGTAACAATAACAATAATAATAGTTTATTTACTCAAGATAATAAATTTACAGCCCCAAGAACATCGAATTTAGCAAGAAATGCAAACCAAGAATTGAATTATAATAAAGAAAAAAATGCATTTATGCATGACACTACCAACAATGTTGAAATTAAAGAAATTGATTCCGAAAAAAAAATATATAAAACTACAAACGATGGTGTAACAAATTATGCAAAGGTTAACCTATTGGACAATAATAATAATAATTACATAATTGAGGTGAGAGAACAAGCCGACTTCGAAGAGACTAAATCCACCGAAGATATAGAAGACCTAAAAAAAAGATTAGGACTAATAAAAAAATTAGACAACTTTGTCAAAGAAACAGAAGAATCATCAAAAACCGGTGGAAAAAAAAGAAATACAAATAAAATAAACAAAAAATCAAAAAAGCGAATCATAAAATATAAACGAAATACCAAAAAATCAAAAAGATAATTATTTACATTCAATGATAAATAATTATTTACACCGATAAATCAATTAACACGCACGCAAAGCGTGAGAACTTAACAAGTTATGAAATGTCGATCGGTTTATAAAAAGGTTTAATAATCTATATCTTGGACATATTTACTCAAAGTAAATAAGATAGGTAAAGTTGCTAAAAATCCAGTAACAATTAAACCAACCGTCAAAATATTTTTATTGAATTCTGTGATTTCTTCTTGTATCACTTCCATTTTCGGTTCGACTGACCAAATATTACTTTTACCGTCTTCGTCTTTTGACCTTCCTAACCGGAGGTTTTTATTGAATGATTTACTGATAGTATCGAACTCAATATCCTTATTGTTATTTGCATCATTATTCAACTGTAATAAATGAATATTCTTTTTGTTATAAAAAACGGGTAATAAAAGCATCATTATGGTAACAATGTAATAAATAAATAAAAAGCATAAGTGTTTTTTGCATCATTTTTCTTTATACTTGATGTAATATATTTCTTTATATTTAACTTATTTTTTATATATTAAAATAACCTTCGCCTTTTGCTTTTGCCTTCGGCTTTTACCTTCGCTTTCAGCTTTTGCCTTCGGCTTTTCGCTTTAAAACCACTCTTTCATCTCCAATTGTTTAAAATCTCTATCAGTGTGTCTAGGCATTTCCAACGGAACCACCAATGTGCTCTGGTCTTCACAGTACTTCACATATCCTATTGCCTCATTATATACCGAAGGCACTGCATAATCCCATACCAATTTGTTTAAACGTTCAACTTGTCCAGTAATATCTTTTTCATAATGTTCAGCATATTGTAAATAGATGCTACGCATAATCACTTTCACGGTATCTAGGTTTTGTGGTGCAATCACATATTGTTTATTCGACATTTCATATACACCTGCACGTAAGCCATTTTGAATAATTTGAATATTTTCAGCAGAAAAAAACACTTGTGCTAACACATTGGATTCCCAGACACCCCCGATGGCTTCTCTATATTCAGTGGTTCTATTTTTCACGGCAATTTTTTCGTGCATTTGAAAACGAATATTAGGAACAATTGGTTCAACGATATTGATTCGACCATTATACTGATTCGTATCAATAATCATTGTATTCCCATCCAAATTATAATTGGTTTCGTTTAATGAATTAAAATCCGAAAAATTTGTATATACGTTTCCTTTTGCTTGACTACTATATGTATTAGCGGTTATATTACCAATAGTAATAGTATTACCAACTATATTACCAGTAGGGTTGGTATTACCATTATTATATGTATATGAAAAATAATTACCAAATGACATAATATATATTCTCCTTATAAACTTTATTAAGAAATTATTACGACTAAATATATCATTATTTAGGAAAGCTATGATATCGATAAAAAATATTATTATAATATATAATATATAAATGTTTGGCATCGAATTAGGATTTTATTCAATAGTAGTAATCATTGCTATTATAATACTTATTTTACTATTAACATATGTTGGAATATTAATGTCTAGAAAGTCTTATAGCAATCAAGAATTTCCACCAACACAAAATACTTGTCCAGATTATTGGAATCTAAATTCATCAAGTAATAATGTCTGTAGAATACCATCGATTGGAGGAAAAAATACAGGAGATACATATAATAGTGAAGGTATTAATAGTTTATCTTTAAGTGGTACTGGACGAAGTACCACATACGGTTTAAATTCAGAAAAAACCAGTATAGATTTTTCTAATGCAAGTTGGTCATCAACCGGCATAACTACAACCTGTGCAAAAAAACGCTGGGCTGATATACACGGCATAATATGGGATGGTGTGACTAATAATAATAGATGTTAAAATATGAAATCAATAATGCATTCATATTTTATAGTGTAATAAAAATTATGTACTCTTATGAAATTTAACGACCCGTGGAGGTTCTCCAAATGTAAAATCATCTTTTGATAGAGCGACATCATTTTTAAATAAAGCATATTCTATTTTACCCTTTTTCGTTTTGGTGTCATTGATTTCCATATGCTCACTTTGTAAAAGTCGTAAATTACGTGTTTCGGGTAATAAATCATCGATTTGTAGTTGGACTGCAGTTTTCAATAATTCTCGGTTCTCGGTTTTTTCATATTCTTCTAAAAGAGCCCGGATTCGTTCTATAAAAACAAAGATTGTATCTTTTTTCTTCTGTATCAACTCATTTTTAGTGGAGTTATTATAATTATCATTATGGTTATCCATTAATTCTTTTACCATTTTACTTTCGAAATTAAAATTATCCAATGTTTTTTTAAACAGTTTGATAGATTGTGCTTCACTCACGTAATTAAATAATGTATCTAATTTTTGGCGTATAATAATGTCTTTTTCATCTTGTACTTGTTCATAAAATAAATATAAATAGTATAGTGTTGTATTATATCCTCCAGAAAATATTTCGATATTTAATTTACAAGGTTCTACCGTATCTCCACAAATGGCCATATATCGCTCATCTTTTCTGGAAAAAATAGTACCAACGGGTCTATCACATTGAATACATTTGGGTTTTACTAACTGGGCACGTTTTTTACCGACTTTTTTACTTACCGCAGATTCAAATGCGGTTTTACGAGCATCATATAATTTTGTTTCGTATTTATTTTTCAAGCGGAAATATTCATATAAACTTTCATTATAGTTAATGTTTTGTTGAATACTATCTTCTTGTGCTTTATCTTTATTCATATTTGGTATTACCGGAGAGTTACGGAATTCGATACTCGGAGTATTTTCCATAGTAAAATCCACAATATTTTCGGGTAGGTTCTCGATAATCGTAATATTATTATTGGAAATATTGAGAACTTTCAAATTGGGTAATCCTTTTAAATCCAAATGAGTAAGTTTATTATGTTCACAATGAATTTCCTCGATTTCGGAGGGTAGGTTCTCTAAGGAAACCAAATGATTATGAGCTATGTTCAAATGCGTCAAGCTCGGAATTTCAGAAACATTGATAGATACCAGATAATTTTCAGGAATTTCTAAATGAGTAAGAGAACTTGGTAAATTTTCCAAGAAGAAAAGTAAATTTTTTCCACATTTCAATTCGGTAACACCTTCGGGAATATTCTGTATATTGGTGATATCGCCTGCTTCGAATGAAATACTTTTAATGTTATTAAAGCCCATCTCTTTTAAAATAGCGAAATCCAAATCACCTTGTAAATGTTCTCGAATATCGAGAACATCAGTTCTTTTATTCAAATCTTCTAAAATATTTACCAAGTCTTTTTGGGCAGTATTATTTTCTCGAATGATATCTTCCCTTTGTTCTTTTATAATATTCATTATTATGTATTATGTATAAAATTTATATATTATATGAACAAATTTTATACAAAAGTAACGATGTTTATATTCGACGAACGGTTACCAATATCTAGATATTGGTTTATACAAACGGTAGAGCCGTTATACTGGATTCATTACGTTGCTTACTTTCTTCTTGGTAAAAACGGATTTTCGACATTATATATTGCTGGTCTCGTATCATTTTTCGCTCTTTCTCATAATCGGATAGTTTATGTTTATGACAATAATATAATAAATATCCTGTGATACCAACGAAAATAACAAATACACTGATATTCAATGCATAGTAATATAGATTTACCCTATTTTCGTGACACGATTTAAGACTACTAAATAAATAATATTTGGCGTTCGGTTCAATTAAACTAGGGGGGGATGAACTCATATTAAAATAACAATATGCTTTTTTTCAATAAAAAGAACGATTATGTGTATAAAATAAAACTCGATACCATTAAATAGGATAATATGGCTAAAATAATCGAAACCACCCAAATCGGAATGACTGTTTTATGTTTATATCCTACTCCAAATGGTCTAAATCCTCCTTCGTGGTTATACAAAAATCCGGGTTTCATAAAATGAACTATTGAGAACATTATCAAAAATAATAATATCGTAACATTTAATTTATGGAATCTAACAAAACCTTTTATTTGAGGTAACATTTTATATTTTAATTCAATCTTATAATATAAAATTATAATTTTTTATGGCTTTATACAATAAAAACAATCACTAATAATCCTCTCTATCAATATCTTCTTCATAATATTGTCCATCTGTATAATCTTCACCTAAATCTTCAATACCAAATGCTTCTCTATCATAAAAATTATCGGTTTCTTGGTTCTCGAAATCTTGTACTTCTTCTACATCCGCCATTTGGTCTGTATTCGTATATTGACCTACATCATATATACCCAATGTCATTTCGGTAACAATATCAATATCACCTTCTTCCACGTCTTTTAATAATTGTTGCATTAAATCATTGGTTTCGCGTTCATTGGTAATAGCATCATATTGTACCAAGCCTTTTTGCATACCCACATTCCATTTACCTAATTTATAGTTTTTCATCATATCTTCTACCCGACGTTCCTCTATCGATAAATCACCCAAGTTCTTCACTATTCTCATTTTTTCTTTATTCTTACTACGGGTCACATAATATTTTATATCCGAATAAGAAAAATTAACGGCTTTTTTATTAGCTTCTTCGATATCTATGAATCCGATTAATAACTTACATACACGCTGTTTTAATTCATCTTGATTGCCTAATAATATTTGTTGTTCATTCAAATCATCGAAATTATCATAAAAGTTCTCATTTAATGTATTGATTTGGGCAGTTATTTGGTTCGATTCTAAACCATTTTCGTATATTTTTTCACGACGAACTTGTTTAAAGTTCTCGATATCGATTCTTAATAAATCAGGTTCGTCGGCGGCACAAATATATTCACATAAGACACTATAGAAACTATATAATAACAAAGCATATATGGTACGCTTATCGAATAGCGAATGGAAATTGACGGAATTCTTTTGTATAGGTGTAATAATGGGAATGTTTTGAGTAAATAAATTCAAATCTATTAATCGATTGGATACTTCCATTAATAATCTGGATATAACTGTATCACCCTTGAATTCTTCCATATTTTTATAATAATTTCGAATAATCGTTTGTAGCTTATATTCATCGATATCTACAAAACCCCAATGACGTGGAATATTATAATGTTCTGCTTCATTTAATATAATGTTTGGATATTCCTTCGACATTGAATATACAGCATTTTGTATATATTGAGTGATTGTATATAGCTCTTCATCATAATATAAATTACCATTCTGTGATTTATCTTCGGAATTCCATTTGGTCAAATTTGCTAAGAAATTACTAATATTTGTATATTCGGTTTCGCTGAGGTTACCATAACGGTCGATAAAATCGAGAATACTATGATATAATAAATCATTGGTTGTATATAAATATTCTTTCAAGTTCTCCAATTCATCGGAATCGATATCAGTCATTACTTTTGGATTGAATTTATCCAATACTTTACGTAAATGTTCTCGTAATTTATTATCCACATTTATACAGTTGGTCACATCTAGACTATCTATGATATCATTCATTGCATCTACTTTGGTGAAGGGGTCCGAATGATATGTTTCTATTATATTACGTTGATTTACCAATTTCATTAATGTGTATAAATCATCTACGGTATATTGTTTTCCATTTTTCTTTAAAAACTCGGTCTTTTCTTGTATTGTCCAAAATTTATTATAATTGACTGGTTTTTCACTACAAATGGATTTGAATTCTTCCGGAACCGGTAAATTTCTATCGAAATTACAATAACGAATAAAACAGGCGTATATATTTTCTTCCAAATGACCTACCGGAATACTGGGATATTTGATACCAGTAAACGCGGGATGATATAGAATACTTGCTTTTGATATGGTTTTATAATCAGATATCATATCGATTAATTGTTTTGAATTATGTAAGATAACCTTGATATTATCATTTTCGTGTATAAAGTAAGATAATGGATTTGTCATATTATTGTTCTCGTTACAACAAGCATTTTCCATAAAAGGAATTCTATTGGTTGTTTTCAATAATAAGTCTTTGCTCTTTATGATATGATTGATATATTCAATGACAGAATATCCGTAAAGTGTCACTTTACCTTTGAGAACTTGATAACTTTCATCTTGGTCTTTACTGCCCTTGCGAATTAATTCTAAAAATTCTTTTTTAAATTCGGTACTCACATTTTGAATAGAATGTGCTACATCGAATTCAATGACTGGTGGTAAAAAGTGTAACCATTTGGAAATATTATGTTCTTGTGATACGATAATGTCTGGGTTCGTTAATAAATATTCACGTTTTTTCACATACAATTCATTGATATCACCGCGTTTCATAATGACTTTTTCAATATATTCTTTCATTTGTTTTGCTAATGTATCGGCATTGCTTTTTTCAATCGCACTCCATACCGATATTTTACTTTTGGTTTTATTTAAAACACAACATATATATTGAATGCCGGTGATATCTTCCACGCCCGTTAATGGAAAACCACCAAAAGAGCGAATACAACCAGGAAATGTTTTTTTAGATTGAAAGGATGGAACGGTGGTTTGAATACCGATAAACAAAACACTTGCAATAATAATAATGGTTAATTCATCACGATAAAATTCGAATTTCTTTCTACGTTTTCCTTTTTCTTTTTCTATTTTTTGAGATTCTTTATCATAGTTCTCCTTTGATTTGATAGATTTTTCCATAAGTTCATTAGTTGTTCTCAATACAAATGATTCTAATCCTTCTATTGGAATATCAATATTATTCGAAATAGCCTTGAAAACATTATAAATCATTTCACTGGTACTGTTCTCGAATATTTTATCTTGATTTTTAGTTTTGTTTATCACTTCTAATAATTGAGTACCTGCATCTTTTTCCATAACTGCGTGGGTCGTAATACGGAATCCCGCTTCATCGTACCCTTCTTCGGTAGAAAAATCCAATTTACGAATGACAAAACCACTATGTTTATCCACAATAGAATCGCCATCGTCACTTAATACACCAATTTCATTACATATTTCGGCTTCTTTTAATGCAAAATCACCACCATTTATAAAGGTATTGGCTAATTGAAATAAAAAAGTAGGCATCAATGGAATATTGGTATCTTTACAGTATTTCCAATGAGCATTTTCTTCCAATTCATTTACCATAGGTTCTCGACAAAATTTATCTACAAATCGAACGATATCAAATTGTTTCTTGGTAAAATCATCTTGGCCGAGTATCATATTACGTAAATATAAATAAGGTGATTGAATACCATCATTCATAGATGCAAATTTTCCTAATTCATAAGATAAATTATTGGCTTTATGGGATTTTATTTCATTGAAGGTTCTCAACTTTCCTAAGAACTTTTGATAATATTCAATATTCTTTTCCAATGATTTTTCCAATTCTTCCACATTCACATTATAACGTTTATCGAATTCATTCATTATGTTTTTACGTTGTATCTCTTCCAGTCTAGCTTGTGTAGTATCGAGTGTTTCACATACGTTATTTTTAGTATTTTTAAAACAATTTTTACTAATATTACAGAAAAGCGTATTGGTATCTAAAAATGAATTATCATCGATAGAATCATCGTGAACCCAATTATTTTTTAATCTACGATAATATTGTATTTTTTTACGTAAATCTGCTTCTCGTTTAACTTCTTCTTTTTCTTTTTCAGTTAATTTGTTTTCATCTACATCTGCAGGTAATTTGGGTGTTAATTCCAATATAGCATAATGTTCTTCTTTTACTAATCGTTTATTCGAAATAATGGTTGTTGCTAATTCTAATGCGGATTCTGGTGGACAATCGTGTTTTTGAATGAGAATTTCAGTAAAGTACTCGATAAATTCTTCTGGTGTCATTTTCTTTTGTTCATCTTTATATTTTTTAAGAATAGAATAAGGAGTATCATCGAATTCTTTATCAAAATATAATTCATCTACATTATTATCCTTTTGTAGAGCAGATAAGGAATCATATTTTTTCGCCAAATAACGTCGAGAACAATCATTGGGTAGTATTTTTTCCAATTCACTCATTTCGGGAACATCTGGAGGAGATAATACATCGATTAATGCGGAGGGTGTCATCAGGGATATTAATAAACTACTCATCAAATGAGTATATAAATTCGCATTATCGAGTTCTAACATTTTGGAGAGAGCTTCATTGGGACTAACGGATAAGTTTTTACCGTTCATCACTAGTTTATATGCATTCAAAAAACCATCGGTGAATTCTTTCTTCTCGGATAGAATACGTAATATAGAATTCATATTTTCAGAAACATTATATCTGGCGTTACGAATCACATTAAAATCATTGGACTTTTTCGCATAATTTTTCTTAGATTCCGTTATTTGTTCTTTTATAAAATAACGTATTTCCATATATTGTTTATAAGTGATATCGGATGAATATACCATAAAAGGTTCCAAATATTGTACGACATCCACAAATGATAATTTGTCTTTTATATATTTACGTACCAATCGTATCAATGTTCTCGTTCTCGGAATTACTATTTCCAAAAATTTTTGAAACTTATCATCGATGTTATCCAAATCATCTGATAATATATATTCTTGTAGTCCTGTTAAAAATTTGATACTATTTTTGTTTTCTTTATCGTCATCGGCATCATATTTCAGTTCAGTTGTCAAATCCTTAATCACATTCGTTATAATATCTGTATTCTTACGTAATAATAAAAACAACATAAATGGATACTGGTGTAAAGATACTTTTTCGATGAGAGGTGTTCCGGGTAAATCAATCTTTGAATATTGCATCACATTGGCTGGTAACATCATAAAGGATTTGATGGTCATTGCGTCATTCGGTGTCATGGGTACGGAACGATATATTTTTTTACCTGTTTTCAAGACTTGCTGTTCCGATTTCGTTAATCCGAGATTATACCGTTGAATCACAAATTTACGCTTTACGATACCCGATGAATTATATACGGTACTTTGGAAATCATCGAGATTATCGATAATAGAATCTATATTTACGAGAACTTGTTTGGTAGTTAATAGTGTAGATGTATTCAATGGTTGTTCGAATGGATTCATAATATTTTGTATTGCATTATTTAAATAACTATAATCAATCGGATTATTTCGAGTTTTTGGTTTATAATAGTCATTTTGTAATTTCTCGATTTTTCTTAATTCAGTACTGGATTGTTCCGTGATAACATCATTGGCATCGATTTCGATATCGGCATCATAAATCTTTTTACGATTCGAAACCACTGGCACTAACCATTGTAATCGAGTATCGATTTTCTGTATTTTTTCAATGAGAGGTTTATGATAAGCGCCATATGTTTTAAAGTCATAAATATTTTGGTTATCGTCAAATTTAGAATATTCTTCACGTAACTGTTTGAAGCGTTCAATTAATAAATGAATATTATCGAGAACCAATTTCGTCCTTTTACTATTTGGTATGGTAGAAAGTAATTCATCCATCAAATCATTAACTTGCGTTTCTACTCCATAACGTTGTTCGTTCTCTGGAACTTCCACTAATTGTTTAATAGCTTCTAAACGTTCTCCAAAAACAATAGTGTTTGCGTCGAGATATACATCGTGTAAAACAGCACGTACATTCTCATCAATTTCAGCGGTTTCGGGAATATGAATGATAGATTCACCCGAATCGGTAAATTCCATCGAGGCCAATTCGCCTGGACTGAGCATCTGGTCATTTTCATCTAAATCGGCTACCTGTGAAAGAGATGCTATATTTTTTAAAAATGCAGGTTTTTTACCAATATCAATTCGTTCGATGGGCATATCCTCCGGAATACCATTATAGGCAAAATCGATATATAATACATCTAAATCTGGATAAGTGGTGATTTCAATCATATCTTCTTCTAAATTCGTGATTTCACCTGTAATCGTGGTAGGTATATCACCACCAAAATGTATTGTAATCCAAGTTCTTGGTAATAAATTATTTTGTCTAGCATATCCTTTTTCGTCAGAGCGATTCAATAAATTTACTTCGGTTATGGATTCATCAGTAAAACCGCCTGCTTCTGTTAAATTTAATTGATAATGTTTTGAATTCGAAACATTTATTAGCATAATTTTCTTATTATCGATATAACTAATAAAAACAGTCATTTCGTGAATATCTTTATTGGTAGGTGCAATAATTTCAATAATATCCCCTAATTCTAATGATAACCCAGATGGTGAAGATGGTTCATTTATTTGAGGTTCATCCATTAAAAATTCTTCTATTTCTTCTTCCATTTAATATATTATTACAAAATTATATGGTAAAGTTCTAAATTGTTTTACAGGAATCTTGACTATTTTCTAACTAACAAAAATAAACTAAAAGATAATTAATAAACATATTAAAGATAAATCGGATAAATATTTAATCGTCCATTATACTATGACCGAAGCCCAAGTTGAATACATTTCATATTCATTAGATACTACTGGATATAACACCAATATAATTAAAACTAAAATTTATGAAAAGAATGGACATCATTATAAAATATTAAATTATGATAATTCATTTATTTGTTTTGATGATATTATCAATGCCCAATATCGTTCGGTCATTGTATCTAGTCCGGAAAACAAAGTTGTTTCTTTTTCTCCACCCAAATCAATTGAAATGAATAAATTTATAGAAAATAATCCAACAGTTCATGAAAAGATATATGCGAATGAAGCAATTGAAGGAACAATGATGAATTTATTTTATGATAATCGTTCGCAACAATGGGAAATTGCAACCAAGGGTGCAGTTGGTGGTACATATTTTTATTATAGAAATGAATATGACGATTCAACCAAAACCCCACCTAAAACGTTTTATAGAATGTTTTTAGAAGCCCTATATGCATCTGATTCACAAGAATTAAATGATTTGGAAATAGTTCGCGAATTGCCTACTTATTATTCGTATTCTTTTGTATTACAGCATCCGGAAAACCATATTGTACTTGAAATTACAAAACCTAAATTATATTTGGTTGCGTTATATGATGTTTCGGAAACGGATTCTGTAAAATGGATACCACAACAATATTATGAAAAGTGGGATATATTTAATAAACTCATAGGAATTATAGAATTTCCCAAACAATATATTGGAAAGACGTATGAATTAATAGAACAGGAAAATTGTTCAATTCAAAATAATTTCAAATCATTAGGAATTATGTTTATGAATATTGCATCAGGAGAACGGGCATTGATGGAAAACCCTAATTACAAATATATGAAAACAATACGCGGTAATAACCCTAATTTACAGTATCAATATTTATGCCTTCGTAGAACACATAAAATAAATGAATTTTTACATTTTTTCCCACAATATAAGAATCTGTTTCATAAATTTTATGAGGATTATAATAATTTTGTTACGAATGTGCATTTATCATATTTAACCTATTATGTACAGAAACAGGAAATACAAATATCGAAAAAGTTTTTCCCACATATTTATAAAATTCACCATAATTTATTTTTACCTTCGGTACAAACAGGAACGCCATTGATTATTCGACGAAAAGTAGCGTTAGAATATTTTGATGCGATGGAACCACGTGAAATATTATACCATTTGAATTATGATAAGCGAATGTTGAAGAAAAATATTAACGATAGTAGTTCAGACGAAGTATAAATAGCTAATAAAATATGAATTTATTACATTTCATATTTTACATTTGTTCAGAATACATAAGTGATAATTTAGTCAAATTTTGAATATATTTCATAGCGTGACCCTTGTTTATATCACTCATCTCTTTGATAGGATCTCGTAATGAGTCAATGGTATTCATAATTTTATCAGCATTTTTCAAGTGACCAATATCGGTTGAATAATCTTTCTCATAAAAAAACGATATATCGCCTTGTTGTATGATGTTATTATACTTCATATAAATAAATTTATACCAAGCTTTCACGATTGCAGTAGGATTGGCTTGTTTAATGGTAGAAAACGATATTCTTGACTTGGGTAACTCAGTGTTTTCAGGAAATATTCGAATAATATCATCTATGAAATCAAAAAAATGATTATTAAATGCACGTAATAGAGTAGATTTATCGGTCATTAAAAGTAATATAGAATAACTATTCGATTAATTTTTATATTTTTTTACGAAAGTATATTTATAACAAAATGGAAAATGAATTCGTGGTAGTTATTATGGCTGGGGGTGAAGGAAAACGTATGAATTCCACTTTACCTAAAGTATTACATTATTATCAAGGTATTCCGATGTTGGTGAGAATCATTCAAACTATTAAATTACTAAATCCCTATAAAATAATCGTTATCGCCGGAAAACATACCCAAATCATCAAAGAAACCGTTTCTTTATATGCGATTCACGATATTGTATATGTAAATCAACCCGAACCTTTAGGAACAGGTCACGCTATCAAATGTGCCCTATCATATATGAAAGGTACCGATAAGGTTATGATACTCAATGGTGACACACCTATCATTACAGAGAATATTTTACGAAATGTAATGTCCTATCGAGAACCTATAACATCGAGAACATTTATGATAATTATTGCGGGAACCATGGAAAACCCCACTGGATATGGACGTATGATATGCAATGAATCACAAAATCTATTATATATCGTCGAAGAAAAAGATTGTAACGAGGATGAAGGCAAGGTCAAGATAATCAATTCCGGAATTTATTATGTAGATGGAGAACTTTTATTGAATTATATACCAAAAATTACAAATAATAACGTTCAAAAGGAATATTATTTAACAGATATTGTGAAAATCATAAAATCAGAAACTGATATCAATATCAAAGTATATGTGGTAAGTGAAGAAGATAATCGATATATAAAAGGGGTAAATACACAAGAAGAACTGAAAACAATATAGAAAAACTAAATACCCATCATCGGATTTTGTTGTGCTAAACCGGATATTTCTTGATTACGTTGCTGTTGTAACGTATCTATGGTAACATTATTCGATAACTTATCGGGGCGATAGGTGTCAGGAGGTGTTTGAATAAAGAACCCGTTATCGCTTGCAGATACATAATTATATAATTGTCTCGAAGCACCTTTGCCTTTTGCACTTAATTCTTCTGGTGTCATATTATACATTGTATATTGTTCCGACATCACATTGGAAGTACTATGGGTTATGCCTAAAGGAAATCCAATAGGTTCTCCATTTCTTTTTGTCGCAATATCGTTTTGGTTTAAAATATATTCTTGGAAATGTTTCATTATCTCATCACCATAAATAACACGATAGTTTTGTTTTACTAATAATAAGGCAGGAACACTATGAATATTCGGAGGCATAATAACTCTGGTACCATTTTCTAGAACAATATAGACTTGATTATTCTTAGGGTCTCGTGTACGTTTATCGATACATATGAAATTTACTTTTTCTACTAAATTAGTTTTTGATAAATTCTGAATGATTTTCTGAGAATGCTTACAAAAATTACTATAATATAATATGTCCATTGTATTATTATATTATAATGAAAAAAGCGTTTATAACTTTTAACGAAATTTAATTAATTATTTACAGTAAAAAATTACCTTAATGTCTCTACATAATTACTGCTTAATTCTTTTACACCGCCAGAATTACTCCTTAATTCTTTTACACCGCCAGAATTACTACTTAATTCTTTTACACCGCCAGAATTACTCCTTAATTCTTTACACCGCCAGAATTACTCCTTAATTCTTTAGAGCACCCTCACAGATACTATACGCTAAACGTGATAGTAAATAAACAACAAAACTGGTCAACATTGGTAAAAATGAATTCTTGAAGAATCCGGTCAATGTGAAATTCTTTGTTGCAAACAACGAACTAACAGATGTAGCAACTGTCATTAAAAAGCCTAAAAAGGCGATAATCATAAGAATATAGTAGTATAAGCACCACTCGCGCCCTAAAGGACTGAAAAAAGTATCTAGAAACTTGTTCATTTATAAATTAATGGTAGAAAATAGTCTAAACGTAAAATCTATTTTATACCAATTTTTTTGCTAAAGTAATTTTATTTAAAACATATAAAAATAAAATCTTTCTATTTACTAAAGTAATATTACTAAAATGCAACATTCATATTTTATGATTACTGTACCAAGCTATATGATTTATCAAGGTATACCGTCTCCCATCGAATATTTATTGAAAAAATATGGTTACGATGATATTTTTCCTATTGCAAAACCAGTGAAGCTAAGCTCAAATACATTTGTATTTCTAATACCACAAACAATAAGTACCAATTTTATTGAATTATTACAAGAAGATGAATTATGTGTAATAGACCATATCAAAACAGAAGAAATCGATAATATGAATTTTTCAAACAAATGTATAGGTATGAAGTGTTGTTGGAGACATAATGATTATGTAGCGGATTATTTTATTGTTTCTGATGATACAGCGATAAGTAATGATTCGACGATGGAAACCGCGCTTGAAATTTCATAAAAAACGCCGAATATTTGGAAATTTGTTCAAATATGTAAAAGGTATAAACAAAAAGTAGCATATAAAAAATATATCATATTTTTATATACTATAAACATGGATGATAGTGTAATATGGAAAATGATTGATTCTTATTTTAATGATAATCCACAATCTTTAGTAAGACATCATATTGAATCCTATAATGATTTTTTTAAAAACGGTATTTTTCAAATTTTTAAAGAGAAAAATCCAGTGGAACTTTCCACTCGTTTCGATAAAACCATCAATGATTATCGTTCCAAATGTATAATGTATTTCGGTGGTAAAACCGGTAATCGTATCTATTTCGGAAAACCAGTCATTTATGATGATAATAATTCGCATTATATGTTTCCGAATGAAGCCCGTTTAAGAAATATGTCTTATGGTATGACGATTCATTATGATATTGAAGTGGAATTTATTGATATTTTAGCACCAGGCGAAGCACCTACGGTCATCGGTTGTGAAAATATGGAACAAAAAGATGGTGATGATACAGATTATGAAGATGAACCATTGGAAGGAACCCAACGAATTAAAGAACATAAAAACAAAACTCATAAAAATGAAGAAGAAGAATTATCAGAAGAGAAGAAAGAAAAAAGAAGAACCAGTTTAAAAAATCACGGTGGTGCTCCTCGACCCGAAGCCCGTAAGCGTAAAATAGTGAAGAAAAAACTAAATTTAACACCTGCCCAAAACGCAATACTAAGAGAAGCTACTGAAAAATCTATGGTAGAACCAAATAAACAAAAACGATGTATTGTATTGGATAAAATTTATCTGGGTAAATTCCCGATTATGGTTCAATCTGATTTCTGTGTATTAAAAGGCTTACCTAAAGAAGTACGTCATACGATGGGTGAATGTTCCAATGATATCGGTGGTTATTTTATTATCGATGGGAAAGAAAAAACCGTGGTTGCCCAAGAAAAATTCGCCGATAATATGCTTTATATCCGTGATGTCAATGATGAACACTTTTTATATTCCGCCGAAATTCGCTCGGTATCCGAAAATGTATCCAAACCGATTCGTACGTTATCCGTAAAAATATCGGCACCTTCACCATCCTATACGAATAAAAACATCGTGGTCAATATACCGAATGTACGTAAGCCAGTACCATTATTCATTCTATTTCGTGCTCTTGGTATTATGTCAGATAAACAAATTATCACGATGTGCTTACTCGATATAGAAAAATACAAATCAATGGTGGATTTATTCATACCATCGGTCCATGATGCGGGGGGCATAATGACCCAGCGTAACGCATTGAATTATATTGCTTTATTGACCAAAGGTAAGACCATTGCTCACGCATTGGAAATCATATCGGATTATTTCTTACCACATATTGGTGAAACAAATTATTTACAAAAAGCATATTATTTGGGGTATATTGTATTTCGACTATTATCCGTTTATACGGGAATTGAACCAGCCACTGACCGTGATAACTTGAAATACAAAAGAGTTGAATTAGTCGGAAGTTTAATGCACGATTTATTCCGGGAATACTATACGATACAACAACGTGCGATTTATTTGGCGTTTGATATAAAAATAAATTTAAATGAATCATTATATGCAAATAATTTATATAGTCTCGTTCTCGATTATTGTGAAGAATTTTTCAGGGAAAAGGTGGTAGATACTGGTTTCAGAAAAGCCTTTAAAGGAAACTGGGGAGCACAGCCACATACCAAACGTATTGGTATTGTTCAAGATTTGAATCGTCTATCTTTTAATTCGGCATTAAGTCATTTACGTAAAACCAATTTACCACTAGATGCGACCGCAAAAGTCGTTGGTCCACGTGTATTACATAGTACCCAATGGGGATTTTTTGACCCTATTGATACTCCCGATGGTGGTAATATCGGATTACATAAACATTTATCTATTTCCGCTTATATTACTCAAGGTGTTTCTCGAGAACCTATGTTACAATGGTTACGTGAAAAAGTAGATATGAAATTGTTAGAAGATTGTTCTCC